TTACATTACAAAGTGAGAATGTTAGTCCATTTATTGGTTTTCGCAATCGCATCATTAATGGTGCGATGATGATTGATCAGCGTAATGCGGGGGCTAGCGGAACTGCCGGTTACACTGTAGATAGATGGGGATATAATGCTTCCTTAGGAAACAAAGTAACATTTCAGCAAAATGCTGGTTCCGTAACTCCTCCGACTGGTTTTAAGAACTATCTTGGAATTACATCAACATCATCTTATACAGTTGGTTCTAGTGACATTTTTTATTTAAGTCAGGCTATTGAAGGCTTAAATGTACAAGATTTGGCTTGGGGTACGGGAAATGCAGCGTCTGTAACTTTATCTTTTAAAGTGTACTCATCTCTTACAGGTAACTTTGGTGGTTCTCTTAGTAGTGCCAGCCGTTCATATCCGTTTACATATTCTGTTCCTACTGCAAATACTTGGACTACAGTTTCCATAACCATTCCTGGAGATACGACAGGAACTTGGTTGACCACTAATGGTGTAGGTATCTATGTATATTTCGGTTTAGGTTCTGGTTCATCGTATTCAGGGACTTCAGGTGCATGGGCTAATCAGGTGCTTATTCAACCAACAGGTACAGTGTCTGTAGTTGGTACAAACGCAGCCACTTGGTACATCACCGGAGTCCAACTCGAAAGAGGCTCAGTGGCAAGCAGCTTTGAGTTTAGACCGTTTGGAACAGAATTGGCTTTGTGTCAAAGATATTATGAAAAATCATATAATTTATCAACTGTACCCGGAACGACAGGTTTTGCTCAGGGCGGCGAAATGAAAGCTACTCAAAATTCAATAAATCCTCAAGCTACATGGCAAGTACAGTTTAAGGTTTCAAAAAGAACCACACCAACATTTACGGTTTATAATCCTGTAACCGGAGGTACTGGAACTTGTAGAGATGACCAAAACAATGACGACGCTGTTGGTACCACATCAATTGGCGAATCGAACGCTATGCCTTTTGATGCCAGCGGTTCAACGGCAGGGTTTAATCATTATATTCATTGGACTGCTTCTGCGGAGTTGTAAATCATGTATAAACAAATGAAAATTCCATTCGTGAATAAAATTGTGACTATTCAACGATTATCTGACAGCGCTTTCATACCTATAGAACCTGCCAACACAGACTATGCCAAGTTCAAGCGTGATATTAATGACGGCAAAGACAAGCTGCAGGACGCAGATGGAAACGAGATGTCTGCTGCGGATGCTAAGGCTTTTGTTGCCACATTACCATAATAAATAAAAAAACATTGGCTGGGGGCGCGTGAGAAACTTGTGATTAACAAACAACGCTATCGATCAAATTATAGTGGTGAGTTTGTTGTTACCAAAGTCACGTACACCAATGGCAAAAAAATTATAGACAAAGAATATATTAAAAATCCCATTACCAATCAACACATTTCTGGTCGTGCTGCTGTTATTGCCAATGGATCCAGTCTACAACAAAATGTTCTTGTCCCCATCAGCAGGCATGGTGGAGGTTTGCTGGGACGGAAAAAACTACAAACCTATGGTTGTGAGAGCATATGGACAAAAATGCGTCTTGACTTTTGTGTTGAGTATGACATCAAACAGCTAGAACAAATCCTGGCCAGTAATTATCAGCAAAACACAGTGGTTTATACACTTACTGCAAATTTATTGAAAATGCCAGGAGAATTTTATCTCATTCCTTATTGTCTGCATCTGGTTGCTCCAGCGGCTGCGGCCTATCTAGCTGCATTTGACGGTCACCAGGAGGTGTTTTTGCTTGGCGTAGATGGCACTACCCCAGAGTATAACATCGATCACAAACACGTGATTGACATCAAACAGGTGCTAGTAGCATATCCTAGCACACAGTTTCGTTTTATCACGGATCATGCCAATCCTTATGATGATTGGTTGCAATGTGCCAATGCCGAAGTTTGGTCCTATCGCAAGTTTGTGCTTTACTGTGATGTTTGATACTGCTGCTGTACCGTTAATATTTTTTGTTTGACTTCATCAAAATTTATTGTGGACCATAATCCAGGATGCAGAGGTTTGGGCCAAGTCCGTGAATGAATCCAGGCCCAGCCTTGATGCTCGTGATTAAGCAAAGGTATGAACTCTGTGACTACACTGCAAAAAAAAGTATGGTAACAAAAATTACCGTCGGGGCTAGTGAACTTTTCGATTGGTACTAATTTAATTTCTTCTGGCCAAAATCCCAATTCTTCGATGCACTCTCTACGAATGGTATCCATGAGAGTTTCATCCTTGCGACTTTTGCCGCCGGGCAGGCCCCAAGTTCCAGGATATCTATCATCATTGCGTAGAAGATAGAGATACCTGTCAGTAGAAACGGAATAAAACCAAACACCTATGGCGTTCAAAGCACCAAACTCCATTGACCTTCAAGATAGCGACCTTCGTAACTCTTGAGCCATGCATTATTTGCCCAACGGTATTGTATGCCTGTGGTTAGATTGGTAACATATTGCACATCGCTAGATTGTGTGCTGTTAAACACCGTGTTCCATCTTGTACCGTCAAATTGAATGATGTCATTGGCCACCGCGTAGAGATATTCGCCACCTGTGCCTCGCCACGCTTGCGCACCACTGGCACGGTCCGGTGATCCGGTGTCATTTACCAACAGATAGCGTTGATCCGCCGCAGCAGTAGGAAGTCCAGCACCAGGACCTTTGCGTTGAGGATCTACAATGGCATTAACAGCAGACATGGTATTTTGTGGAATTGTGTCCACGTCAACAGTAAACAATAAAAATCTATCGTCAGAAGGATGATAGGCCACTGTGCCCACTATTTCGGTGCTATCAAAGGAATTTTCGAGCCTGACTTGACTAATACCATTTTGTAAGTTACCAAATAGGTTGACCACGGTATGCCACATTAGATTACTGGGCGGTGACACATCAGGATTGATAGTACCGCTACCAGGGACCGCTGCTGATTGTTCCAGCACCTGCAACTGATTACCAATCAATAGCACCTGATAGTTATAAGGTGTAAATTTTTGCCGTGTGCCCAATAAGATATTGCTGTCAAGCACTGCATCATTGAGATCACCGGTGGCATCATATATGGAAGCAATAATTTTTTGCACCACGCCCAGTTTTTTAACCTTGGCCGGTGCTGATATCCAAATAGGCATAGTAAACTGCAAAGTTGCTATATCTATGGGATCTTCAGTTCCCTGCGGTATGTTGCGTGATGTCCAGGTTACTGCATTTAACTCACACACGCTGAGACTGGTCCAGTCTAAATAATTGTCTGTGCTCTGTATCTCCAACGAAGGGTTAAACAACGTCAGTATCTGCTCTAAAATTTGGAATTTTTGATTGGTGTTGGAAGTCCATATGTCCAATTTGATAACTAGATTGAACGGAACAGGCATTAAACGTTCTATGGTAAATGCATTGCCTTGAGTGGTTTCATAGGTTTGGGTATCGGTGTCCCAATAGCGTTGTCTCACACTCTTCTTGTCAACAAAATAAGGGTCTTGAACTCTGTCGCGAGCATATGTAAGTTCGGTAATATAAAACGTCATCAACGGTGTGGATGGCAGACTGTTGCGAGAATTGTTTTGCAATATAGTTTGTGCTTGACGGCTAGCATCACCATAACGAATGGGCACCCGTAACAGCCCTTTAACGCCTTCGTCATTGCGGCCATATTCTACTTCAAAGTTTGAAAAAATTCTTGTAAACTGTAACAAGAAGCGGCGTATTTGGGCATCGTAAAAGAAGGTTTGCATCAGTTATCCGCCTCAGGTTTGAGAATGTTGCGTAGACCTTGGCGTTGTGGTATTGGACCACGATCTGCTGTGGGCGTTGTAGCGGTGTTGTTGACAAAACTACTACGCAGAGTTTTGTTTTGTGGTCCCGGTGTTAGGTTAGTGCGCACATTATCTTCAATTTTGATCCAACGTTTACCAGAGAATCTAAACAGTCTGTTGGGAAAGTAATCTAAACGCAAAGCATAATCACCATCACGTGGATTCAATGGAAATGCAATGCCCGGAGTCACAGGCAAACCATTGGGTGCCAATCCATCACCCGTCAAATATCCAGCAGCATAACCATTGCTGCGAGGAGTTACAGCACCAGCATCAACTGTAACATTGGTGCTATCAATTGTAACCAACGTGTAGTCCGCACTGGGAATGTTGCTGGCATCGGCAGGTGTGCCATCTGCATTTGTTGGCACAATATAAAATTTTACATTATCGTAGCCAGATTTGGGAACTTCAAATTCGGCTTGCGTCAAGATGGCATTATTGAGTTCGAGGTCCTTGACTCTGGT